GCCGCAACGCAGGCCTATCTAGAAGCCTTGGGCGTGGACGTGGACCTGGAAGCCTGGGCACGCGGACAGGGTTACCTGAAGGCAGAGGACTATGGCATGGTCAGCGGCGTTGACGCCATCACCTCCGCCACCGAGTCCGGCGTCGGCGGCATCAACTTCGGCGATGTCGATCTGTCCGACGAACTCAAGAAGGAACTGATCCTGGACTACCTGAAGGGCGCGGAAGGCAACTACCGCGAGATGTACCAGATTGCCACCTCGTTCAACAACATCCCCACCATCGGCAGCGTGGAATATGTGCTTGACGCGTCGGACATGACGCTGTTCGGCTCCAGCGAGACCAACACTGCCAAGCTGAACAACATGATGCAGAACCCCAACGTGGACCTCTACTGGACCCGTCAGATCCGCGCCGGCGATGTCTGCTCGGCGGAAGCACCGGTGCTGCCCAGCTACTTCATGAGCTACGGCGTGGAGATCACCGGCACCTATAAGCCCATCGTCTTCTCTGAGCTGAGCGAGGATGAAATCCCCGTCTATGTCGCCAAGGCGCACTATTATTTCGAGACGCTGGACACCACGGCCCAGCTGGCGGCGATGGACGACGACGCCCTGTACGAGTACCTCTGCGCGTCGGCGATGAACTTCTATCAGATTGTCCCGAGCCGCATTGTGGTCACCTCGCCCTGGTTCCTGAATGTCTATGACAGCGGCTATGCCAGACAGTTTGTGGACGAGGATCTGCAGGCCGAGCTTCTGGAAGCCGTGCAGGAGGAGTATCCGGAGGCAACTTCCCTGACGACACTGGATTTTGCCACCTTTACCGCCACCGGCCTCAAGACCCAGCAGACGCTGACCTTCGACTGGTAAGCGACCCCATACAGAACCCGAGGCGACACCGCCCCGGGTTCTTTTTCTGCCGCAGGCAGGTTTCACTCCGCAGATTCTGCGGAGTTTCTTTTTTTCATTGACACAGAACAGGAGCATGAAGATCCCCGAAAACAGGGCATGAAATGAAAAAGTGGAGGTCAGTGGAGGTCATATCATAAAACTCCCTTTAGGGCTGAAAAAACGCAAAAAAACACTCTATAGAGAAGTTTTGGTTTTGCCCTCCACTGACCTCCACTCGTCAACTGAGACCCCACAAAATGCGCGGAAGAGGATACGCGGAAATCTCCAAATCAGGGACAGAAACAAAAAAAGTGACAGTCAGTGACGGTCATTTCTTAAAACTCCCTTTAGGGCTGAAAAAACAGAAAAAAACGCCCTATAGAGAAGTTTTGGTTTTGCCCGTCACTGACTGTCACTCCTCGGCTTAAATCCCCGAAAACAGGGCCTGAAGCAGAAAGGGTGACGACCGATGACGACCGTTTCTTAAAACTCCCTTTAGGGCTGAAATTATAAAAACACTCTATAGAGAAGTTTTGGTTTTGCCCGTCACCGGTCGTCACCCTTCAGAAAAGAAGAAAAACAATGAAAAACAATAAAAGAGGATACCAAACGCCGTAGAAGGATACCTGCGGTTTCCGGTACAATGCAGATGACAGCGAAAACAGGGCCTGAAATTGAAAAAGTGCAGGTCAGTGCAGGTCATATCATAAAACTCCCTTTAGGGCTGAAATTTTAAAAACACTCTATAGAAAAGTTTTGGTTTTACCCTGCACCGACCTGCACCCTATGCCTGAATAATATCGAGAAAAACCAAAAGATGGCAGTAAAAGCACTGGAATGGCACCTTTTGTTTGTGATATACCGGAGTAAATTGGAGTAAATTGGAGTATCGGCTTGCAGTATAATGCAGGTGACAGCAGAAGGGATTTTCAGGCAGCTTTCCCATACGCCCCATAAAACCGCAAAAAAACAGTTTCTAAACGAAAGACCTTACCAAATCTTACCACGTCTTACCATCGGCTTGCAGTATAATGGCGGTGAACAGGGCGGACACAGCCGGGCATAGGGAAACATCGTATGCCTTCGTGATAGAACAGGGGCAAAGGAAAACAGCAATTCAGAGGTGAGCAGAATGAGAAAGGAACACAAAGTATCGGAGAAATCCCTGAAAAACCTGGAGAAAGGGATCCCGACACGGTTTAACAGCGAGACAGGAAAGCTTTACGCGAGAAAAGGGCAGGCGGCGTCCGTCCTCGCAAGAAAGCGCAACAAAAACATGGCGAGACTTGCGATCGCGATCGGCAGCGTCAGGGTCACGGACAAGGAGCTTCAGAAGGACCTGGAGGGGCTCGGACTATCGGAGGAACAGCAAAACTACAACGCCCTGGTCGTGGCGGGCGTCCTGAAGAAAGCAAGCGAGGGAAAGATCACGGCGGTTGAAAAGTGGGAAGAATGGCTGGACCGGGCAGACGAGGACATTGCAGACGAGTTTGAGACAATCGAGAGCGTCGAGGACCGGGCGCTGGCCCTCGCCAGGGCAAACTATGTCTGGAACATCAACGCCGGCTTCGGCAGCATCTCGATCTATGCCCTCAAACACCGCTATACCCATTACGAGGCCAGCGGCGGCCGCGGCAGCGGAAAGTCGAGCTGGGCCAGCCTGACCGTCGTGCGCCTCGTCATGGAACACCCGGACGTGCACGCCCTGGTGCTCAGGAAGGTGGCGAACACCCTGCGGGACTCGGTGTACACCCAGTACCAGTGGGCCATTGAGCAGCTGGGGGTCAGCGAGTTCTGGGAGGCGAAGAAGTCGCCGCTGGAGCTCACCTATCTGCCGACGGGGCAGAAGATCCTGTTCCGCGGGGCGGACGACCCGCAGAAGATCAAGTCGATCAAGCCGCCCTTCGGCTACATCGGCATCACGCATTTCGAGGAGAAGGACCAGTTTTCCGGCCGGACCGAGATCGACAGCATCCTGCAGTCCACCATGCGCGGCGGAAAGGAGTTCTGGAACTTTGAGACCTACAACCCGCCGCGGTCAAAGGACAACTGGGCCAACAGGGACAGCCGGGAAGAGAGGCCCAACCGCGTGCAGCACCAGAGCACCTATCTGGATCTGGATAACCCGGAGTGGCTGGGCGAAGCCTTTTTCGAGGAAGCGGAAAACCTGAAAAAACGGGACGAGGGCCGGTACCAGAACGAGTATCTGGGCATCCCGGTGGGCATTGGCGGCAGCGTGTTCGAAAACCTGGAGCTGCGGGTCATTACGGACGAAGAGCTGCGCCGCTTTGATCACATCTTCCAGGGGGTGGACTGGGGCTGGTTCCCGGACCCCTATGCCTTCATCCGGCTGCACTATGACAAAACCCGGGAGACCATCTATCTGATCGACGAGCATTTCGGCAACAAAATCTCGAACGAGCAGAGCGCGAGGTGGATTCTGGAGAAGGGCTACAACGACGTCCCGACCACCTGCGACACCGCCGAGCCCAAGAGCATCTCGGACTACCGCAGCCTGGGCGTCAACGCCAAGGAGGCCGTGAAGGGCCCGAGCAGCGTGGAGTACGGGATGAAATGGCTGCAGGGCCGGACCATCGTGATCGACAAGCGCCGAACGCCCCACGCCTATGAGGAGTTCGTCAACTACGAGTTTGAGAAGAACCGGGCGGACGAGTGGATCAGCGGCTATCCGGACAGGAACAACCACACCATCGACGCTACCCGCTACGCCCTGGAAAGAGTGGCCAGCAAGTATAAGAGCAGCGCGTAAGCCCGCGCAGATGCGGAAAGCCGAAAACGGGTACAGACAGATTAAAAAAACAATTTTACGGGAGGAAAAGAAAATGGCAGTTGCACAGACATCATTGGAGAACCTGAAGAAGGGAAAGAAATTCACTTCCGAAACCGCACGGGAAGCCGGAAGGAAGGGACAGGAGAAAGCGGTGCAGGCGAAGAGGTGGAAAAAAGCGAGAATGGAGCTTCTGAAGATGCTCACCGGAGAGGACGTCATCGACGACGGAATCTTCCGCTTTCTGCAGGAGCATGGCATCGGCGACAGGGAAATGAAAGCCTGCATGTTCCTGATGGCCACAATCGGCACGGAAGCCAACAGGTACATCAGATATCATTAAGTGCAGCCCGCCGGGCCGGCGGGCTGCTCCTGAAAAAATTTTTCAAAGGGGACGACCGAGGGACATTTTTGGGACAGGTCATGAGTATAATGGGGACCGTAGGAAGAAAAAAGCGGCAGCCAAAATGTTATGTAAACCAATGGGAGGAAGAAAATGAAAGGCTATTATACGGCAAACGGATTCTGCGGTCTGGTCGGGGATGTCTATGTCCTGTTCTCGGATGAGACGGACTATTACGAGTATATGGAAGATGCCGCATGACGTCGGAAGGAGGGAGCAGAATGAACGAAAACATCGAGGATCTGCCCGACGACATCGGGATGAACAACCTGGATGAGATCGACTATCTCACCATGCTTGCGGAAATGGAATATCGCTGAAAGGAGGAGAGGAAAATGACCGTGACCGAAACCTGTTTCGCTTTGAGGCGGATGCGGGAAGCTGCGGCAGGACGGACGCCGGCCTGCCATAAAAAAGGCGCGCCGCAGAACAGAATGTCTGCAGCGCGCCTGTTACGGCAGGATCAGTCGGTGAATCGGAAAAGCATCTCCGGCTGCTCTGCCGCACTTCGGTCGAGATACTCTGCCTCGAAGTCCTGAACAGCCTGAAACGTGAGGAGATACATGGTTTCAAAAGAAGACGGAATACGGGTCACGCGGGATGCACG